CAAACAATGAGGAAGACGGATACGAAGATTGATGTGGACATATAATAATAGAGAATTTACAGGTGAAGAGATTGGTGAATATTTTGGAATGGTGTATTTAATAACCAACATAAGAACAGGCCGAAAATATGTTGGTAAAAAGTTTTTCACAAAGGCTGCAAAACGCCAAATAAAAGGTAAGTCACGAAAAGTCCGAATCGCTTCCGATTGGGAACAATACTTTGGTTCAAATAAGGTAATTCAAGAGGAAGTAAAAAACCTAGGTGAAGAGGTCTTTAAAAGAGAGATTCTACATTTATGTAAAACCCGCTCGGAATGTTCATATTGGGAAACTTGGGAGATATTTAACAGAGATGCTTTAAGGACTAATGATTACTACAATGATTGGGTTTCATGTAGGATTCGTAAAGCACATTTAATATCAAAACCGGACACCAGTATGTATAAAACAAAGATGCGCCGTCCTGCAAGCAATCGATAGAAATATCCTATTATTGCCTAAAATAGTAAGATAAAGCCTTGCAAAACAAATTAAAAGCTGTTATGATGAAAGAATTAAGGACTTTTCACCCCGTAATTCGTAACTATTGGTGGATTAAATTCTCCACCTATAAAAACAATGTATTATTGGTTGTAGGTTCAACTCTTACCGGGCAAGTAACTATTACTCATTATACCGATGAAGATAGGGCTTGTGATTTTGTAAATTGGGTATTAGAACAAGACCCGGCAAAAGCGGTAAGAATATCAGATTTTACTTGACATTTCATTAACTTTCGTGTATCCTTTTATATTATGATGACAATATTAAATAAACATGTAAGACCAGTAGAAACCTTTGAGGCTTCTAATAAAAAACACCGTCAATACTATTCACAATATATGGCAACCAACTCATGGGGCAATTGCCCTTTTCAGTTAAGGTCTGGCAATTCTTCATTAAGTTTAGCTGGTTATGCTCGTGAAGAGTTGATTAAATATTACATGAATAAAGAGTTCCCTAATGGATAAGTATGACCAAATACTTGAGGAAATGGAAGCCATGTTTGGCATATTACCTCATCCAGAAAGAGAACCTAAAAGATCCTTGTTTTATTTAAAACTATACAAATATCTAAAAACTAAATAAGTGTCATCGACCAAAAGTCGGTAAACAAAACAACCCAAAAGGTAAATAGAATGAATACTAAAGATAAAAAAACAGAAGATTTAGCTCACGAAGCTGCCATATTAAGTTTAATACCTGAAGAAAAGGTAGAAACTCCTTGTGAGAATAAAGATACAATCTGCAATCGTAGATGGATAGAATCATTATCTGATTGCGCCTAAATAAATTTTATATTATGAAAAGTAAATTGATTATATTATTAGTATTTGTTTTATTCCTATTAGCGATACAAGCCGCTCTGGCTACAATTTACTCTCAACAAACCAATCATTCATTAGAAAAGAAAAAACCAGTCGTAGAAGAGACCATATCTACCGAATGGGATAACACTTTTAAATCCTCGATTGTTCCTATTAATGAATAATATAAAGAAAACAAAGATTCGATGTCAAACAGCTTACGCCTTATTTCGTGGCGATTTGCCATTTGGTCATAAGGTGATGCGAGATAAAACAAAGTTTAAAAGAAAACCTAAACATAATAAAAAAGGAATAGATAATGCAGGTAACTCATAAAGATTTTATAGGCGTATATGATGAGGCGGTGTCCATAGAAGATTGTGATAATATGATTGGCGCCATAGAACACCAACTAAATTCAAATAATCCAGGAAACGACATTCGCTCGGGAGACCAACAATTTCACAATAAAGGTGCTGGCCGTAAAGACTATTCTTATTTTGCAAACCATGTGGGACCACAATGGGTTAATCAATTAATTAATGAAACGTTACAGAAATGTTTAGAGCAATATTCTACTGTATATTTTCCAATCAATGACCTAGGTAAATTTAGGTCTGACGAAATTAAATTACAAAAAACACCACCACAAGGTGGATATCATGTATGGCATTGTGAACAAGCAAATAGACAAATGTGTTCACGGGTATTAGTTTGGACATTATATTTGAACGACATTCCCGAAGGCGAAGGTGAAACCGAATTCATCATGCAAGGCCTCCGAATTCGACCCAAAGCTGGTACAATGAGTATTTTCCCAGCAGCATTCACTCACACACATCGTGGTAACCCGGTCTACTCAAAAGACAAGTATATTGCTACTGGTTGGTTTAATTTTGTTGAATAATTTATTATAGGAGATAGTGATGCAAATTTTAGATGAAGATAAGAAGAAGATTAAAGGCGCTTTACAAGAAGCAAGTAATTCACTCACACGAATTGATGCTGAAAGAGACCTTGTAAAAAATATTATTAATGATACAAGCAATACCTTTCAGATTCCAAAAAAGACTGTTAAGAAATTAATCAACGTATATCACAAACAAAACTTTTCCGAAGAAGTAGCTTCACATGAAGAATTTGAAGAGTTATACGAAACCGTCACCAAAACAACAGTTTAATTATGTGGCCGTGTATATTAACGGTGTTTTTAAATTATCATCAAGTGATATATACACAAGAGTTTCATTCGTTTGAAGATTGTGTGAGAGCATCTCATACTAAAATGATTGAATATAATCAGCAAGGTTATAACCGACTTTCAGCTGAATGTAAAAGAAAAAAATGATTAATGTGTTGGCAGCCTTTCTTATGTGGCATAATAACGCCCCTTATTGGTGGTGGGTAATATATGGTATTGTTTTGTATTATATCACAATCTTACCTCTTATTAAAAGAAAAAAGTGATAGCCTATACACCTAAATTATATTATTAAAAGGGGAAAGTGAATGAAAGCATTAAAGATTATTTTAGCAACGGCATTATTTTTTACATTAATTATTATTATTCCATTTGGTATTATTTGGTCATTAAATACCTTATTCTATACTGAAATTGCATATACATGGGAAACTTGGGCAGCTGCCACAATCCTATCATCAATTGTATATGGTTCATCAGCAGCTAGTAACTACTCAAAGAAAAAGAAACAACGAACTTCATGGAATTATTATGCCTAAAAATGAAATGCTAGGTAACCTAATACATAGCAAACCACACACAGGACAGTTTGGTAGTCCAAATCATTCTAAAGAAATGTTACAAGCGATTCGAGACTTTAAAGCTGATATGAATGGCGCAATTAACACCATTTCGGATGATAATATTCGAGCAACCATATCTGGTATATTTGGTAACCATATTGTTAGGTTAGAGAATAAGATTTATAGTTTAGAAGATGAAATTAAATAAGGATTAATTATGTCATACGCAGATATGCTCAAAGAATTATTAGCCAAGAAAAACGAAAAGAATAATCAAGGTAAAAAGAAAAACGACCTTGATACTGGTAAAGGTGCAGTAAAAGACCAAGTCACTTCACACAAACCCGCTAAGAAGTCTGCTGGCCGTGGTCGATAGTGTAAAAAAACGAAGGAAATAGTTATGACAATGATACACACAATTCCAGTAACGGTGTTAGACAATTTTCTTGACGATCCAGATAAAATTCGAGAATGGGCTCTACAACAAGAATATTTTCCATCAAAAAACGGCAGCTGGCCAGGATTAAGGTCTAAATCCATTTCCGAATTAAATACTCCATTTTTTCATTTAATTTGTCGAAAGTTTTTTTCCCAGTTTTATGATGTGCAAAATATGGAAGAATTATCTTGGGAAATTTCCATGAAATTTCAAATAATACCTAAGAACTATGATTCTGGATGGATTCATTCGGATGAAGCGGGTTCTCAAGTAACAGGAATACTATATCTTTCACCAAACGCCAACTTGAATGGAGGAACATCAATTTATCGTAATAAATCTAATATTATTCAACCAAATAGAGATAATGACAAATTTAAAGTAGATAGTTATTTGAATAAGATAACAATGCAAGAAGCGAAAAAATATATGGAAGAACATAATGCACAATTTGAAGAAACAATTCGAGTATCAAATGTTTATAACCGTTTAATTTGCTTTGATTCTCAACTTATACATGGAGCTCAAGATTTTTTTGGTGAAGGTGAAGAATCTAGGTTAACTTTAGTGTTTTTTGTGAATAAATTGTTTGTAAATAACACTCCCATTAGTCGATTGCGTAGAATTATTATTTAAGGATAAAATAGATGATTAACAATTGGTTTCCACCTGATGACGATGAACCATTCTTAATGCCTGGTGAATTAGACCACATGAAGCAGAAGGCTCGTGCAGCTATGCGAGGTCGTGGTAGTCAATCACTCGAAGAGGCGATTAAAGATGCTATGGCTAAACCGCCTGTGCCGATTATATTGGAAGACCCTACAAAAAAATGATATTATCAACCTATCAAGAAGGTAACAAGACGGCCAATGTATGTAAACAACAACATGAATGGGTGGTCATGGTCTATGAGAATGATAATTATATCGAAACAATACTAGCTACATCTGAAGCTAATGCTGAAGAGTTAGCCGAAGATTATGTCATGGGAGTAAAATGATGTTTGAAATTATTAATGAAGTTATCCAGTTTTTATCTGAAAAGACCGAACCCATTGAAGTATTATATGTGAAGCATATTCCTAAACCAATAAGGTTTATATTATACCCAATATCACAGGTTATCCTAGGGGTTATCGTATTAACATCGGTGATATCGGTGTTAGTTGTATCGGCATTGATTCACTCATATCGTAAAGTTAAAGAGGCTTATAACGATTATGAATAAAGATATTTTTCCGTTATTCTCTTCAGATATTGTTAGGTATAAAATTGATCCAAATTCATATGACAAACAAGGTATCATTGATACTTTAACAGAGAATTATATTCAATCACCATATCGCAATAAGTTTGATGAAATTTCAGATTTACATCATACCTACAATGATTGGGATAATGGAGATTTTAAAGAAGTTGATCCATCTTCGATTGTTCCGTGTTATCAAAAGGTTATTGAAGACTTTTTTGAAGGACATCATTACAGTCAACCAATTAAGTGGAGATATGAAATAGAAAACTTTACGGCTATGAAAGGCAATCAACATATGGACACACACTCTCATGTTGGAATAGTCAATAAACATGTTGTTATGTTTTCGTGTATTCATTATATTCGGTATATACCAGGACAGGCTGAAACTGTCTTTGTAAACCCAATATCAAGTCCAGCCTTTGGTTTTATATATGGCGATTATAGTAAAAAATTAGTTAAGTCGCATGAAAATTCTACTTACTTTGGTAAATTTACATTAAAAATACAAGAAGATGATTTTATTATATTCCCATCTTACCTGGAACATTTTGTAAAGCCTGGTAAAAACACCGAAGATTTAAGAATGACATCTGTTGTCAACATAAAAGTAGAGCGAGAATGTTTATGAATAGAAAAGTATTAAGGTTTACCGCATCCTGGTGCCAACCATGTAAGATGCTTGCTAGAACACTTGAAGATATCCCTACAGACTATCCAATTGAAGTGATAGACATTGACGAGAAGCAAGACCTAGCCATCCAATATGGCGTCCGTGGTGTTCCAACGCTTGTTATGCTTCAGGATGATGTAGAGACTAAACGAATCGTAGGTATGCAAACCGAAGGGTTCCTGAAAGAGTGGTTAGCATGACCTGGAATTATAGAATCATTAAAAGAACTTGTCCTGAAACAGGAGAAGTCTATTATGCTCTGAATGAAGTATTTTATAGAGAATCGGGCGAACCAATGGCCTTTAGTGATGGAGA